CAAGAAGAAATCTTCTTCTAAAAAATTAAATAAGGAAGGAGGAAAAGAAAATCGCAAATAATTATATTTCAGGAGCAGAATCAGTAGGGTTATTCGCATTCGAAGATCAAGACGGATGGGCAGCAGTAGCAGCAAGTCACACAGAAAGTGATGAAACATATATGCCGTTTGGACACGGAGTTGACATTTCAATAACAAGAAATAATAATGCAGAAAGGATATATGGAGTTGGAGCAAGAAACGCAACAGCAACAATAAATAAACAATATGGCGGGAAATATTCTATTAATGGAAGTTTATCAAATGCTTATTGGTTATTAGGAGTTTTAGGGGCAAATGCAGATGCTGGAACAACTGGAGCATACACACACACATATACGGAAGCAGATATTATCCCAAGTTTTACAACAAAAACAAGTTTTGAACTAGGGACAACAGATTTTTTAGCAGCTATAATTGGATGTAAAGTAGACACTTGTAAAATATCAGCAGCAGTTGATGAAGCAGTTAAGTTCAGTTTAGAAGGGACATACAGATACGAAAATTTAAGCACAACAAAAATATCTAACAATGCAGAAATAGAACCAATATTTACATTCGCACATGGATCAATTGAAATGCCAGATGGAACAGCAATCGCAGCAGTGCAAAGTATTGAATTAACAATAAGTAACTCAAGTGAGCAAGTTTACGGAATAGGGAGCAGATTCCCAACAAGTAATATCGCTAAAAAAAGAGAATACAATTTCAGTATGACAATAGCATTTAAAGATCAAACAACAATGTTGACATATTTTATGAATGGGACAAATTCAGCAAGTGCACCAAGTGCAGGAAGCGGAACAGAAATCGCAACGTTAGAATTAATATTCACAAATGACGATGGAGACATTTTGGACATTAATTTAACAGGAGTTAAAATTGATGAAGAAACATTGAACCAAAACGTAGGAGAAGTTGTTAAAGAAGATGTTACAGGTTGGGCCAGAGGATGCACAAATATCATCTACACGAATGATGTTCAAACCGCACCAGTATGTGCAACAAATATTTAAATTTTTTTTATTTTTATATTGAAAGAGAATGCAATTAAACCAAGGAGGAAAAAACATGGACAAAAAAATACCAGAAATAAACATGAAGGAAGATCTAGTTGTAGTACCAACTAAGCAAATACCGATAGTCATTAATGGAGAAGAGGCAATTATAACATTGCAACAACTACAAGCAGGGAAAAGAAGAGAATTAACAAGAAAATATCTTCAAACTAAGATAATAGGGCAACAAATGACAGGAAGTATGGATGCAGCAGGATTCCAATTAGGACTATTACGAGAAGTAATCATTAAAGCGCCTTTCGACATAACAGAAAAAATAATAAGTAGTTTCCCAGAAGAAGTTACAGATTATATTTACAATGAATATGCTGAATGGACTGGTGATGCAAAAAAAAAAGTCGATTAGTTAAACAATTTTTTCATGGTCAACATTTAGACAATATTGATCTAGAAGAAGATTATTTAGATTGGTTTTTTTTAAGTAACTTTGGTAAGGACCCAGGATATTGGAGGCTTCTTACAGACGACAAATTGAATGCTTTATTAACATTGCAACAAGAAAAAGAAAAACAATACTGGGACACATGGGTAAAAATATACAAGGAGATGAACAAAACAAGATAAAATGGCAGATTTTGAAATAGCAGTACCAATAAATGTAAGTGGAGGAAGCAGTGGTAGCTCTGGAGGAAAGGACTCTGGTGCGACTAAAGAGATTAAAAAGTTAAATTCTAACACATTGAAATTAAATAAAACAATGATATTAAATATTGATATTCTTGAAATGTTGTCTTCTATTGCTGGAGATTTATTTAAAGTAATACAGCCATTGTTTAAAATACTAAGCTTATTGTTATTAGTTATATTTTTGCCATTAATGCCATTAATGAATCTTTTGATCAAGGGTTTAGCAAAATTAGTAAAATTATTCACAGGTGGATATGGTAATATAGGAGAAATGATAGGAAAAGCCATACTTGGTATAATTTTGGGAGCGATTGCATTGGTTTTAATAGCGGTAGGCGGATCTGTAGTGGCAATAGTAGCATTACTTATCGGGACAATATCATTATTATGGGAACCAATATGGACAGGGATAACATGGTTAGGAGAACAAATAGCAAATTTAGCAATATGGATATGGGACTGGGTTGTTCAAGGATTTATGGCCCTAGGGGAGTTATCTGTTAAGTTATGGGAAGTTATAAAATCATTATTCAAAGGAACAATAAATGTTTTAACAACTGTATGGGAGTTTTTTAAGACATTATTCAAAGGAACAATAAATGCGGTTGGAGATGTTTGGGGATGGATTAAGTCATTGTTCAGAGGAACTATTGATGTTGTTGGTATGGTTTGGGGATTTATTAGATCATTATTTGGCGGCGGAAGTGGACCAGAAGGTAGAGCGAGCGGAGGGAATGTTTTAACTGGACAATCATACGTAGTTGGAGAAAATGGACCAGAAATGTTTTCGCCAAGCGGATCTGGAACAATAACACCAAACAATAAGATGGGTGGTGGAGTAACTGTAAATATTAACAATGCGTCAGTAAGAAATGATGGAGATATTAGATCACTAGCAAATGAAGTAAGTAGAGTTTTACAAAGACAGATGTCTGGGAGAATTTCAAGTGGATAATAAAGAACTAAAACAGATAAACAAAACATTGGAATCAATTAAAAATTTTATTATAGCAAACGCACAATTAAGCAAACAAATTTTACTAGAGTTAAAAAGGAGGGAAGATGGCAGCAACAATAGGAGGTAAAAGCCTTGGAAATGTATCAAGCGAGGTGTCTACAAAATCAAGTGGATTGTTTAATATGCCTATGCCTTTTTCTGATAGTGACGAGGCTCTTTTAATGGATTTAATGGGAACTAGTAGAACAATAACTATATCCGGAGTTTTTAATGGGACAGTAAGTGAATTAAGAACATTTGTGACAGATATAGAAGGTTTACAAACAGGAGAACAAACAAATTTAGTTTTTGTTAGTAGTTGGACAAATGTTAATAAAGACGTATTAATTCAAGACTTTACCCATGATAAAGCAGAGGGAAACGAAAGCTCAGTGAATTATAATTTAACTTTAATAGAGGGCATAGCTTTAGAATGAGACTAACTAAAGTTATAATCGATTCGGTGACAATCAAGGATACAGATAGTTCTGATCCTAAAAAATTACTCAGTTGGGAATATGAAAAAGATGATGAAGCAATTAGTGAAGCAGAGTTGATTCTTCCAAAAAACGTAAATGATTTAGTAGATTTAAAAAATGGACAAGTTGTAGAGATTTGGGCCGGCTGGACAACAAGCACAGACAAACGTTATTTTTATGGATATATTGACGACATACAATCCCAAGGAGCAACAATAAAAGTTTTATGTAGAAACGAAATGATTTTATTAGTTAGAAAAAATATCAATCATGTTTACGATTCTACAATAGATGCAAGTGCTGGCGAAGTAAGCGAAATAGCTGAAGACATGATTCAAACTTATGGAGGATTAACAGCCTCTGTCCAAGCAAGTGGAACATCAGACGGTGAACGAATAGATCAATTCAAATGTATAAACACAGACATATGGGAAAGATTACAAACATTAAAAAAAGCATTAGACTGGGATATATATTATAATGATTCAGACAGAAAGGTTTATTTTGAGCCAAATGGCTATAATGCCTCTGGAATTACTTTAACGGTAGGAACTGAAATAATTAATATGCCAGAGTGGGATTTTGATACATCTGGAATGATTAACGATTTAAGAGTAGATGGCGCAAGTGTTCCGACAGAAATAACAGAAACAGGACAAGTGGGTGTAACTGCAGACTATACAACTACAAGTATACTTTTAACAAAAACACCAGACTCTGTAGAACTTTATATGGATGCTGCAACACCACCAACAACACAAAAAACAGGAGGTGCAAAAGATACATCAACTGGTAATTTTTACTATATTGACAAGGAGAATAAAAAAGTTATGCCAGCGGTAGGAACAACTTTCACAAATGCACACTATGCAATTATTAATTATGTTTGGTCTGCTCAAATGCCTATTCACATGAAAAACCAATCAAGTATAGATGATTATGGATTATTTGAAAAAACAATGGAGTTAAATGATATTTCAAGTATTGCTGATGCGGAAAGCCGTGCAACAAATATTTTATCCAAACGAAGCATTCCTTATACAACAGGAAAGCTAATGATAAGGAGTTTGGCCGCGAATATTCCAAATCGTGGAGAATCGGTAAGCGTAGTTGATACTAAAACCCCAACGGTAAATGGGCAAGTGCTAAGTGGAGATTACATTGTTAATAAAATAAAATATAAATTTCCTAGTGCATTCGAAGAGTTAGAAGTAGGCGACAAACAATGGAGATTAGCAGATTGGCAACAAAGCACCGAAGAAAGAATAAAACGACTAGAAGAGCAATTTGTAAGGAATCAAGATATTCTAGTTGAATTAGTTGAGATAAGTGATTCTGATGCTGAAAACTTTGAAGATTTAGAACCACGATATAGAGCAGTTTATGAAAAGAATATCGCTGGAGAAACAATGATCTGGGGAAATCCCAATTTCGGGATATGGGGGTCATTCAAGTGGGGAAGTGTTCCTCAAACAAGTTTTATTTTAGGAAATACTGGAGCAGCAATACTAGGAACATCAAAGCTAGGAAGCCAAACAAGTGTAGAGGTTTTGAGCTTTATGCAACAAGGATTAAATACATATACAGAAGATTTTATTGATGATGATTTTGAAGATACAGATGGAACCGCAACTGGTTGGACATCTGGAAGTTTAGACTTTACGTCAGGACAAATTGGATTAAGTGAACCAATAGATTATAATAATAGTACAATCACAACTGCAACTTTAACAAGCACAGAGGTCAGTGGAAGTTTTACATATCAAATGAGTGCGAATGGAGGATCAAATTTTGAAACAGTAACAAGTGGAACAGCACACACTTTTACAAATACAGGAACCAGTTTAATCTGGAAAGCAACTGAAAATGCTGCAAGTACTGGGGAAATTTCCCAAATTAAATTAACAAATTATCATTAATAAAGAATAAAAATGGAGAATAACTAAATATAATATGGCAACAGGGAATGTAGTTACAACAAATGGACAATTAATAATGCTTAATCGTACTTTTAATGCTGTTCCAGATTATACAGCACCAACTTTATTTAAGATCGGAACAGGCACAACAGCTCCAGTAATAGGAGACACAGACGTCGAGACAGGTGTAAATATTAATGGCGGAGCAACAAAAGCATTCGTAACAGGCTATCCAGCAATTGACGAGACAAACAAGCAAGTCACAATTAGATGTTTTTTAACCTCAGTTGAAGGGAATGGGAATAGTCTAACTGAGTTTGGGTTGTTTAACACAGATGGAACCCCAAAAATGTATAGTCGCGCAGTTTACACGGCAATAACTAAAACATCAAGTACTGAAGTTTCGTTTGTACAAAAGGATAAATTATGAAAATAGAAGATAGAAACAATAAATTTTATACAGAACATGGCTTGAAGGCACTTAAGCAAAGATTAAAAACATTCATAGACTTTTATAATAAGAATGAATTCCCTATCTCACATTTAATGTTTGGCTTTGGAAACTTTCAAATAGAAAATAAAGAAGAGTGCGGATCAAGAATAAAAGAGTTAAGTGAATTAACAGGAATACAAATGCAAATTACAATAGAAAAAATAAAGCAAACAAATGGTTCAATAATAACCAAGGAGACAATAAATGACGATTGTTAATGGATCAGTTGCAGATGCTGATGATGTTTTGCAGATAACTAAAATCGAAGAGATTTATACTGGTTCTGGTTTTAATTGTTCAGACGATACACAAGATCATGAACTTACAGCTATAGCAGCTTCCAAATTAATTGATGCAACTTATTTAGAAATATCAATCACCGGAACAGCATACACTCAAACATCTGCAGGAAATTTTTCGGACATTTCATTAAAAATTCAGGCTAAAGAAGTAGGAGGAGCTTATTCAGATAGTATGGCATATAAGGTTATTCAACGAAATACTGGCGTTCTTGGAGCAACAGGAACAACAACAATTAAGTGGATTCACACTCTAACTGCAGGACAAATTACAAATGGTGTCCAAGTTAAAATATTCGCTGCAGCAGACGGAGCAGCAGGTGCTGCAACAACATTCACAAATATACAAACTACAATAAAGGTAAGAAATTAAAATGGCAGAAAAAGATAGTTTAGGAAGATTCGTAAAAGGACATTCATTTGGAAAAAGATTTCAAAAAGGTTCTATACCTTGGACAAAACTAAATAAAGGATATAAATGTAAACAATATAATCTTTCTGAAGAAGGAAAACTACAAAAAATAAAAAATTTAGGAACTGGAATGTTAGGAAAAAAACAATCTATTGAAACAATAAATAAAATAAAAATCGGAAACATTGGTAAAAAAGTAATTCATACAGAAGAAGCTAAAAAGAAATTAAGATTATCTATGATAGAACATATTAAAAAGTATAGAGGTGGATTTAAAACAAATATAGGAAAACATGAAAAAGAAATATTAGATTTTATAGAATCATCTTTAGTATTTCCAATATTGAGACAATATGAAGTTGATGGATATTTTGTTGATGGGTATTTAAAGGAAAGAAATATAGTATTTGAAATAGATGAAAAACCTAAAATAACACAAAAGGAAATCAGCAGAGAAAATTATATTATAAATAAATTAAATTGGGATTCTTATAAAATCACAATTTTTGAGGGTAATTAAAGTGGCTGGAGAATCGGAGTTCCCAAAATCTGACGGTGACGTATTATACAGTTCGGAAGTTAATAGTTTTAATAACTCATTTAATCAATTAAAATTAATTTTTAATACTGATTTGTCAAATCAGGATGATTATTTTAATGTTTTTATGGACACATTTTCAGATACATCTCGGTATGAATCAGGAGAAAGTTCTAATATCAGAGTTAATACAACAGCTGGTTTTGTTGGTTTAGATGTAGATAATACTAATCAAATTTATGCAGCAGATTTTACAGGGGTTAGTAGAGATGGTACTTATACCGCTTCTGAAACAGGAAATACTAGTGTTACTTTTGATGCTGGGAATGATGAAGAAGATTTTGAAAGAGCTGCTGGAGGAACTGCTGGAGGAGATAATTCAATACTAACATTAGATGCAACATATAGAGATTCATCATTTATTTTTAAATTAGATAATTTTGCTGGTTCAACAGATGGTGGAACTGCATCAACTTGTGTTTTGATTGCACATGGAATTACAGTTACTTGTAGTAATGGAGTTTCAGGATGGGGGGCTACTTTTTCAGATGGGACAAATACTTTTTCAAGAACATCACCAACATATATAAGAATTTCAAGAGCTGCTGGTGCTACTAAAACAGAAAATAGTTCAGATGGTTCTTCTTGGTCTACTGTAACAGATTGGACTTACGGAGCTATTGGAACTGCTAATGCAGCAAGTATAAAAATTCAAGCAAATACTGGTCATTTACATACAGCTGCATGTTCTTTTAGTTTACAAGCATGGGAAGTAAATGGATTATATTCATCTGGTCATTTTGTAAGTACAGATGAAATTCCTTCTAATGATGCAAAGTCTTGTATAATGTTTAATGATTCAACAGTTGGAGGTTCTGGAAGTACAATCGCATATCAAGCTTCTGGAGATGGTAATACTTATACAACCGTCACTGAAAACAATAATACTCTTATAACAAACGGTACAGAAGTAAGAGTAAAAATAAATTTTACCTCAGATACTTTGGAGAATATAAGTCCTCTTTCAAATAGCTATGGAATTATTTATGGAAATTAAAATGGGAAAACAATGGGACAAAAACAATTATTGTGACATTATACCTGATGTTTTATTTGTTCCAGAATCAATAATGATTGCAACAATTACAGGGGGAAATTTACTATTTGCAACAGCAAGCGCCTCTGGAATAGTTAGTTTCGATGCAGATGGATTTACAGTAACAGATTCAGGTACTGATGCTGCACCAAACGCCAATGGAGTATCTTATGTATTTGTTGCATTTAGGAGTACGTATTAATGTGGTCTAGATTTGATTACTCAAGAAAGCTGGTGGGATATGTTTTAATTAGCATGGCTTTTATTATGGCTATAAAATATCAATTTAGTTATATAATTTGTTTAGGGTTTATTTTAATTAGTGAACATTATTTTATTTGGGACAGATGGGATTTTTATGATTATTTGATTGGCCATGAATGGTGGGGATTATATTTAATGACAGTCGGATTAATAATAACTGGTAGTTATTTTATTATACTGCCTGTTGTATGCGGATTTTTATTGGGTGCAACATACAACAAATCAAATCCATTTAAATTATTTATACCAACAATTAAGGAGTTAATATGTTAAAT